GAAGAGGCTAACTTAAACAATCTATTGAATCCTGATGATTTAAAATCATTCAAAGGAATGGTTGATGAGTTAAGGGACACTTGGAGTAAAAAACAAATGTTTAGAACAGAAACCGAAGCAAGGTTTTCTGTATTACAAGATAATAGGTATCCAACCAAAGCTGCAAAATACTGGCAGTGTGTGAGAGAACAAGCAAGTTATTTAGATAACTTAATGGCTTTATCTTTTGATTTTAGAAGAAACGAAGCAAAAATTAAATGGTTAGAGAAAAAAGTTTCAGAAGAAAAAGATGAGTATAAACTAGCTAAATATGAAATTGATTTAGATGAAGCAAGATTTGGTAAAGCATCAATGGAAAAACAAGCGTATCATCGAATGCGAGAAATTAAAATGTGGTCTAAACTTAAAGAAGAATTTGATGATGGAACATTTAATACGAAAGATGTTAATCAACATCAATTAGACTCGTACAGAAAAATGTATACTCACAAAGCAAAATCTTTAACTCAAGGATCGTCCGAAGCTGAAGTGTTTAACGTTTTAGGTCAACTCCAATCCATAGAAAGAATTATTAAAACAGGTGAACTTCCTTATCAAGATGGCGGTCAATTAGAAGGTACTGAAAAAAAAGAAGAGTTACCTCAGTATGGTAAGCCAAAAGCGTAAGTTATTTTTTCTTGTAGCACTCCCAAGATCAGGCAATACTTTGTTTGCATCTTTAATGAATCAAAATCCAGATATTGCCACAACAGGAAATTCTATCACTTTAGAAATACTTAAAGTATTATACGAATTAAAAGATACAGATGTTTTTCAAAATTATCCTGATCACAAATCTTTAGATAATATTTCAAATTCGGTGTTTGATTTGTTTTACAAAGATTGGCCACAGAAATGTATTATTGATCGTGGACCTGTAATGACACCAGGTAATTTAATGTTAATGCAAAAACATTTTAAATATCCTTTTAAAGTTATTGTTTTATGGAGAGATTTATTAGATGTCCTTGCTTCTTATATTAAATGGTTTGAAAATGAATCTACGGCTTTTCCGAATAAATTAGGCAATACTATTGAAGAAAAATGTTTCGCGTTAATGGATAAAAAAGGTGCAATTGCTAAACAGTTAACAGCGGTTCAAAATTCATTTAAATATAAACATATGTGTCACTATATTAAATATGATGATTTAGTAGAACACCCTGAAACCGTCATATCCAATTTATATCAATTTTTAGAAATTCCATATTACAAACATAATTTTAAATCCTTGACGCAATTTAATTTAAATGGTATTTGCTATGACGATAACATCGTTGGAAACAAGATGCATACTATAAGGACAGAAATAAAAAGAGAGGAAAATCCATATAAAAAAATGATACCTCAAAGTATTGTTAATCAATATGGACATATCAAATTATAATGAAATTTGATTTTATTTTTTTAGGTCAATCCATTTTAAAATACCAAGTTCCTCTTGATATCTTTACAAGCATTAACAGTATCTATGAAAATAATATCAAACAACTGTATCCTGCAAACAAACAGTTAGTGGGTAAAATAATGAACGAACATTCCTTATTCTTTAATGGGGAGGATGAATCAAAAGTCAAACGTCATAATTTTTTACCAAGAAATGTGACGGATTGGTTTTTACAAATCTATACTCATTATTTACAATTTAACAAAATTAGAGATTACAAACTTCATTTAAATAGTGTTTGGGTTAATGAAATGAAATCTAATGAATATAATCCCGTTCACATTCATAGAGGAAATTTATTTACAGGACTATCATCTGTGATGATTTTAAAAAAACCATCTACTACTGGAGTTGAATATTCTGCAGAAGAAACTCCACAAAATGGACAACTTCAAATTCTAGGTGCATCTAATGGTCAATTTGCAAAAATAGATTATCAACCGCCTATGGATTTGCGAGATTTTTATGTATTTCCTTATGATATGAGACATTGTGTTTATCCATTTAACAGCACCAACGAGACAAGACGAACCCTTGCAGCAAACTGTGATGTGTTGTATGACCCCATTAGAAATAGAGGAGCAGTATAATGATATTGAAAGAACCGAGATGGAAATCATACATCGTTGAAACCACACAACCTTTGTTTACTCCTGAACAATGTAAATTGATTATTGAAGCAGGAAGAGCGCAACCGAAAGAAGATGGACAAGTGGGAGGTGGATCAGGTGGAACTGTTGATACCAAAACCAGAACCTCACATATTAGTTGGATCCCCTTTAGCAAGATGCCTGAGATGTATAAAAAAATTGAACAAGTGATGTTAGCAACTAATAATAATCATTTCGGATTTGAAGGAATGCGATTAACCGAACCTGCTCAATATACCGAATATCCGACAGGTGGATTTTATGATTGGCATATTGATAGTGATATTAATTGTCAGCACGAACCACCAGTAAGAAAAATTTCTATGACGTGTTTGTTATCACCTGAATCCGAGTTTGAAGGTGGAGGATTAGAACTAATGTCAGAGGGTAAAATTGCAAGACCGAAACAAGGACAAGCAATCTTTTTTGCATCTTTTGTAAGGCATAGAGTGGTGCCGATTGCGAAAGGAAACAGAAAATCACTTGTAATGTGGTTCGGCGGACCACCATTTAAATAATGAACAGAGAACTATTTTTTCCAACTCCTATTTATATCAAAGATGTAGGAACCCCAGAACTTAATCAAAGATTAGAGACAGATATTTTAAATTGGATGAACCAAGATAAAGGTATTCAAAGAACCAATGTCAATGGTTGGCATTCTGAGTCCAATATGGCAGACCGACCTGAATATAGAGAACTGGTTGATTTATTATTTAAAATGCAATTTGAAATCTACCAAGAAGAACATTTAGACTCTGAACCTTTCTTAGGAAATATGTGGGCGAATGTAAATCCAAAAGGTGGATTTAACCGAACTCATATTCATCCTAATTCATTATGGTCAGGTGTGTATTATGTAAAAACTCCACCTAATTGTGGTCATTTAAAATTAGAAGATCCAAGATCCATTGCATTAATGACAAGACCTAGAATGAAACCAGGACCTCAACCAGGAAGATTATGGAGAGAAGTTCACTATGAACCTGTTGCAGGAAGATTGATTATGTTTCCATCTTGGTTGAACCATTGTGTCGATCCAAACCAATCGGATGATATTAGAATATCAGTATCCTTTAACTTTATGCAAAAGTGTTATGTCGTTTAATCAAAATAAATACCAAATCATTAAACAAGCCATACCTTACGAACTGGCTAATTTTTGTTTTAATTATTTTTTATTAAAACGAGACGCGGTTGATTATTTATATGGAAATAATATTGTAGCTGAAACACCATTGTTAGGTACAAGAAAAGATCAACAAGTACCTAATGTGTATTCTCATTATGCTGATTTTGTAATGGAAACGTTACTGGTTAAAGTGCTGCCTATTATGAAAGAAAAAACAAATTTAGATTTAGTGCCTACGTATTCTTATGCAAGAATCTATGAAAAAGGATCAACTTTACATAGACACAAAGATAGACCCAGTTGTGAAATATCAACGACTTTAAATTTAGGTGGCGACCCTTGGCCGATCTTTATTGATCCAACAGGATCAAATAATGTGATTGATGAACGTAAAAATATAATGAAACCTGATGCACCTAAAGGCGTAAAAGTTGATTTAGATCCAGGTGACATGCTGGTGTATTCTGGATGTGAATTAGAGCATTGGAGAGAGACGTTTCAAGGCAATATCTGTGGTCAAGTGTTCTTGCATTATAACCACAGAAATGGTCAGTTTGGTGAGTCTAATTTGTTTGATAAAAGAAAAATGCTAGGGTTACCTTCAGGAGTTTGATAATCTATACTAACGCTTAAATTTATAATAAAATAGGTTTATGGCGTTAACGAAAATACCCTTTACCCCTGGTTTTAATAAACAGATTACGGATACCCAAGCTGAAAATGTATGGGTAGATGGTGATAATGTACGTTTTCGTTATGGTATGCCAGAAAAAATAGGTGGCTGGCAAGAATTAACAGACGATACCATGATCGGTGTTGCAAGAGCAGTTCACGTTTTTGCGGACTTAGATGGACGTAAATATGCTGCGATTGGTACAAATAGATGTTTATATATCTATTACGATGGTGACTTATACGACATTACTCCTATAGACCCTGATCGCCAGTCCACAGGGGCTAATATCACAACTACAAACGGGTCTACAACAGTCACCATTACAACGTCTGGAGTTCATACTATAGAAGTTGGTGATATTGTAACATTTGAAAATGCAGGATCTTTTACTTCACCGGATACAGGATATGTGGCAGGTGATTTTGATGATAAATTATTTGAAGTTAAAACGGTTCCTTCTGCAACAACCTTTACTATTCAGATGCCTTCAGCCGAAACGGGAACAGGGGCAACGAACGACGGAACATTAGATCCGTTACCTTACATTAGAATTGGAGACATATTTCAAAACCCTGCGTTTGGTTGGGGTATTGGTAAATGGGGAACAGGAACTTGGGGAACTCCAAGAACTGCGACTGATGTATTTTTAGATCCAGGAGTATGGTCATTAGATAACTTTGGTCAAAATTTAATTGCAACAGTACACAATGGAAGAACGTTTCAATGGTTACCTATTCAAGCTTCAGGAACCGGTGCTTTAACTACAAGGGCATCTAATGTAACAGGCCCTACAAAAACCGTATTAACCGTTGTATCAGATAGAGATAGACATTTATTACATCTTGGAACCGAAACAACTGTAGGAACCGCTTCAACACAAGATAAATTATTTATAAGATTTTCAGATCAAGAAGACATTACCAGTTATGAACCTACTTCAACTAATACTGCGGGGACATTTAGACTGGACAACGGAACACAGATCATTGGCGCAACAAAAGGTAAAGATTATATTATGGTTCATACCAATACCGCAGCTTATGTCGTTCAGTTTGTCGGTCCTCCATTTACGTTCTCTATCAGACAAGTGGGATCTAACTGTGGTTTAATTGGTCAGAACGCTTCCGTGTTTGTTGATGGTAAATCTTACTGGATGTCAGATGAAGGCGGATTCTTTGTATTTGACGGTACAGTTAAAAAGTTACCTTGTTTAGTAGAGGACTTTGTATTCCAAACAACCGGATCTAATTTAGGAATTAATAGAAATGCAGGAGAACAAGTTTTTGCAGTACACAATAGTTTATTCTCAGAGATTACTTGGTTTTATGTTAAAAGTGGTTCAACAGAGGTAGATAGATCTGTAACGATTAACTATGCTGAAAACACTTGGACCACAGGTTCCTTAGCTAGAACATCTGGAGCCGATGCATCTATTTATGATAAGCCTTATATGAATAAATTTAATTCTACAGAAACTCCGACATTCCCAGTAGTCAGTGGTATTAGTTCTTCTCAAGGAGCTTCTATATTCTATGAACACGAAACAGGAGTTAATGAAGTAGACTTCAACGGCAATGAAACAGCGATCGCGGCCTTTATACAATCAGGAGACTTTGATTTAGATGCTGATGGTAATGGAGGAGAGTTCTTTATTAAAATTAGAAGATTTATACCAGACTTTAAAGTATTAAGTGGAAACGCTAAGATTACATTAAATTTAAGAGACTATCCAGCAAGCACTGCGGCTAGCTCTCCATTAGGGCCATTTACAATTACGTCATCTACGACTAAAGTAGACACACGTGCGAGAGCAAGGCTAGCTGCATTGAAAATAGAAAATGATGCAGTAGATGAAAACTGGCGTATGGGTTTATTTAGATTTGACTTTCAAGCAGACGGTAGAAGATAATGGCAAAGATTACAGTTTATATACCTGATCCAACAGAAGAATATCAATCAACCAATCAACGTCAATTGATTGAATCTTTAAATACATTAAAAAACCAATTAAACTTTTCTTTTCAAGAAGATTTAAAACAAGAAGTAGAACGATTTACTTGGTTTAATACAAGGTATGGTTGCTAATGAGCTGTAATAATGTCAACGTAGAACCCACAGTCATTGGTGGTGGTGATGGATCAAATGCTTATGATGCATTTGGAAGATTAAGAGTATCTAATCCTTTTACTATTTTTGATAGCACAAATGTGATGTCAAAAAACAATCTATTTGATGAGGCTACTGTAGGAGCTAGTTCAAGCGTTACTTATTCATCTGATAAATCTACTGTAAATTTAAATGTAGATACAGGATCGGGTTCTTATGTCATTAGACAATCTAAAAGAGTGATGTCTTATCAACCTGGTAAGTCATTATTAGTATTTAATACCTTTGTCATGGATTCAGCTCAAACAAATTTAGCACAAAGGATTGGTTCGTTTGATAATGATAATGGTATTTATTTTGAAAAAACAGGATCAACATTAAATTGGGTTAGAAGAACTTCTACTTCAGGATCTTCTGTTGATAATCCAGTTGCACAATCTTCTTGGAATGGAGACAAGTTAGATGGTACGGGTCCATCAGGTTATACATTAGATACGACAAAAGCTTGTATTATGTTTACCGATTATGAATGGTTAGGTATGGGAAGTGTTAGATGTGGATTTGTCATTGATGGTAAATTTATTACAGCACATACATTTTTAAATGCAAATAATTTAGATACGGTTTATATGAAGACTGCTTTATTACCTATAAGATATATGATTATTGCTTTAGGTACTTTAGATAGCACCGCTACTTTACAACAAGTATGTTCTTCTGCTTTGATTGAAGGTGGTTATTCTCCACAAGGAGTTATTCAATCGGTTGGAACTGCTTCATTAAATGGAGTGAATTTAACAACAGCTGGAACATTTTATAATATAGCAACGATTAGAATTAAATCAGGTAGACCTTATGCACTTATTATTCCTCAAGGATTTTTAGCTTCTGCTGTATCTAACTCTGATTTTGAAGTACAGTTAATACAAAATGCAACTCCATCAACACCGTTTTCATATACAAGTTATTCTGATAATGTAGAATATGATTTAACAGGTACTACAACTATTACAGGTGGAACTATTATAAATAGAACTTATTTATCGGGTAAAGGAGTTTCTATTGAAAACTTTGGAGATGGTTTTAATTTTGAATATCAACTTGGACAAACAATAGCAGGTGTATCTGACACATTAACTTTATGTGCTAAAGGTGCATCAAATGGTAA